AACTGCTGGGGTAATAATATCGTTTTCTAATACGGTTGGTGCTACACCTGTTAGTGTTAACGTTCCTACACTAGGTGTTATTATTGTATTAGTTAATAAACTAGGCGCGACACCCGTTACTACTACGGCCCCTACTGCAGGGGTGATAGCCGTGTCAATGATTCCGAGAGCCGAAAAGGCTGATTCGGAAAAACTTCCCCCCGCGAACATTTACCTTATCCTAACTTTTATATTAGGTTAA